AGCCGGCGACTGATCGCCGGCCGGCAAGGTCTCCAGCAGGCCCGCCAAGCCTGACCAGCGGCAAAAGCATCTTGATCATCCTGGCGGTGTTCGCCGTCGCGCTAATCGCCTATGGCTTCGCATAATGGGCGGATTCATGTGGAATTGGGTGCGGAAAATGCGGGCATTCGCGCCTAATTTCATATAATCCGTATTATGCGCAAGCCTCTCCACATTCCCGACTATCTCATCAAAGACGCTCAGCTCTACGCGCCATCCAGGGATGCGCTGGAGGCTGTTTGTCATGTCCTCGCTGATTACCCCCGCTTAGTCGCTGAAACGCGCCGCATGCGCTCCAGGCTCGCCCAGTTCGATAGAGAATCTGCCGACCTCGATGCCCGGTTAGCTGCCTTGCAGGATGCCTGTCGGCAAATCCTCGAGCTCTGACCTCACCCCCTTCACTGATTACCTGCTTCTCGCTCTCCGTGGTTCTCTTAAAACCGCGTCTAGATCCACTCGCACATTTGCGATCGGCGCGCAGCGGCGAGTGGCGAAGCCATGCTTTCTTCTTCGACTGGATTAGTGCTGACTGGTCGGGAGATTCCCTGGGCGCGCAGCGGTCAGGGTCCACCATCTCTAATGGTGGACTCTTGTGACATGGTGACACTTTCGGGCTTTGGGGTAGGGCTCTACCGGGGCTCTAGCGTCAGCTCGCCAGAGTCGCTCACTTCTATGTAAGCGACTGATTTTTCTAGTAAAAAGTGCGCAAGCTCGCTATCTCGGAGCGGTTGCTTACCCTGCTTTATCAATAACTTATTGATATCTATGCATTTTTTACGCAAGAGCTCTTGCTCTGCGGTTGTCAATCTTAGAGTTGCTGGCATCGAGCCACTACCTTTCATCGGCCATCTCCAAAAAGTGTACGTGCATGCATGTTACTTGTGTTGACGTATGCGTGTGGACGCGTATACATTTCGCTCAAATGTTATTTGCATGCATGCATGCAAATGGTCAGGGAAGCGCTAAATGTTAGACCGACTTCACCTTTTCATCCCCTTTCGCATGCCATGCGTATCTCGCCTCGAAACGGGTGATCCGCATTTTTACGTTGATCTGGAGAGCCTAGGCGTTCCGCTTCAGGGGCAGGTTAGTCGTGATGAAGACGGCCAATTGCAGGCCGATTATCTGCGCCACCCGTGGGAATCGCTTTCCACCGGTTTTACGCCGATGGCGTTCAAGGTTTTCCATCAAACATTGGGTAAGCGCCTTGATCCTGGCGTTGAACTGAAAGCCAGCCCTGCAAAGCTTCTCCAGGGTCACAACGTTTTCGGGCCAACCAGCATCCGCAGCGGGGCAGAGGTCATGCTCAAGTGGCTTGCTGGCAGCTACCCCAAGCTGTTTGCACTGCTCGATATCCGCGAAACAGTCGTTTACGGCATGGACTGCACTTACAGCAGCCGCCTGAACGATGAACGTACTGCCTATCAAGTCATTGATGCACTGACCAATGTCAGCAACGGCCAGACCAAAAGCCGGGGCGATAACTATTCCAGCTCGGCCTATTTCGGCTCGAAGCAAACCCGCCTCAAGCGCCTAAAGGCCTATCTCAAGCACCTTGAGTATCAGAACCAGCTGGACGAATTGAAGCGGGCAGGGCGGCGCGACTTCGGTGCACGTCGTGCTCTGAAAGTCATGTCTGATCCGCGGTTGATCGAGTGGACCAAGTACCTGCTGCGCATGGAAGCCACGGTTCTTCATCGCTGGATGAGCCGCCGCAATATCCCAACCAAATTGATTGACCTGTGTGTGTACCAGGAAGAGCTGGAAAGTCAGGGGCGCTGCCTCATTCAAGAGTGCTGGAAGGAAGTGACAAAGGACCTATTCGCGGCCTTTGGAGGTGTGGAAATGAAAGTGATTAATGACGACAAAGTGTACGAAACGCTGCTCGAAAAATTCACCAAACCGGGCAAAGGTCGCTTCACCAAAGAGCGGATTGAAGCCGGTGTGTTGAAGCCCTCGATCTATGTCGAAGGTAAGCCTTCTACCTCGTACGTCAATTCGATTTTTCGCACCTATCTGAGCATCAAGGATTACGGCTGGGACCACACCAAAAAGCTTGGCCCCCGCAATTTTTACCGCCATGTGGCTGACCTCTGTGAGGTCGGTCTTTCCAAGGCTGCCCTGCAAAAACTCAACGAGCACGACCGCAAGTCGAACGTGGTTCCGCTGCTGCGTTTTGTGACCGTCGATTTCGGCGCACAGCGCCCTGACTGGTACGTCGAACCGACGCCAGAGGCCGCATGAAACCTGTTCATAACCGGGCATCAGCCCACCACCCTAGAGGCAACTGAAATGGCAAACCCTGGAATCTGTCACGGCGTACTGGAAGGCATCAAAGAAACTCCCTATGGCGGTGTTGAGCTTTCCATTCAAGTGCAAGGCTCTGATCGTAAAGGCCGTCCTATAAGCGGCTACGTCGATGCTCGTATCGACAAGTTCGAAGTTGAAAAGGGCCTTCACAACGCCTTTCGCCCGTATTTGGGCAAAGAGGTATTTGTCCCGTGCCTGTACGGCTTCTACCAGAAGGAAAAGGGCGCTACTGCCTATGACCAGGTGGACGTAACCGGCGCACCTCTGCGGATGCAGGCGGCACCGCCTGTTGCTTCGACCGCACAGCCTGCCGCCCGCGCGGCCACGGCCTAAGGGGAGGGCGCTGCCATGACTCGCTACCTCTCGATGTTCGCCGCTGGCCTCGCTACGGGCTACGTGTGGGCCTTCGCTGATTTCGCGCTGGCGGCAGGCTAACCACCGTGGACGTTCTCACGATTAACGACCTGTACCTGCTCATCGCTGCTGTCGCGATGGTCGGGTGCTTCGGTCATGGAATGTCCGCTGGGTTTGCGCCATGAACGGCGTGGACCTGGCGACATTGGCGGCCGGTGGTTGCGTTGTCTGCTGGTTTGCAGGCTTCGGCTATGGCCGCCTCAAACGCTTCGTTATCCGCATCATGGCTAACGGTGCTCGCTGATCCCTCCCTGGAGTAATTCCCATGTTTCAATCGAAAAAAGAAATGCTGAAACGCGCCCTTAAAATCGGCACCGCTGTCGCCCTTATGGGTGGCGGTGTGGCCATGGCAGAAGGCGAAGTCGCGGCCGGTATTACCGAGCTGCAAACCGCGATCCTCGTGTTTATCGGCCTGGGTATCACTGCCGGTTTCGCCCTGATGGTCGCCTCCCTGGCACCGGATGTTGGCATGACCATCGCCCGCAAGTGGATCAAGAAAGGGGCGAAGTAACATGAGAAAGGCGGCTCTAGTACTGGCGACTTCGGTCGCCTTTCTTCTTTCTGTGACCAGCACTTATGCAGCGACCAGACAGACGGTTAATCATGGGCAAACTGCCAGAAGCATGATCAATGGTCAGAATGCAACTACTGGCACTGTTTCAACGCCTGCCGGTGCTGCCGCTTTTTTCGGGGATGCATATACCAGCTATCACACCGCTGGCAATCGGTTTAATTCCGGGGATTCGGTGCCTAACTCTGGTTCGGGGTCTGGATCTGGATCTACTGCGAAACAACCGGTCAACGTCACGCCAGGTAACTTTTTCAATAAAGCGCGTGCGGCGACCATGGCGAAAAATGCGTTAAAGGGTGGGGTTGTTGGTGTCGCGGTTACAGCGGCGGTTGAATATGCTATTAGCCAGATCCCGGGTGTAGAGGTCAGTCCTGAAAACGAATTAGTGAAGCCTAGCCTTGGTACTAATTACCCGTGGGGTGGTAACCAGTATTATTATCACTGGCGTTATTACGATATAGGCGCGACGGGTATTGCAGGGAATCCAGAAGCGGCTGTCAAAGACTATTGGTCAAAAATGAATATCACCAACAAGGTGGTAGTGGGTTGTTCCTATAGTTCAGCGACCAATGCAACCTGTGATGTACAGCCAAAATCAGGCGGCACAACTAGCACTGTTCCGGTGGGGCGCTCCGGCTCTGCGTGTCAGTCGGGTTCGTGGAATGGCTTCTATGGTGGGTGTTATGGGCCTGACCAATTGGCACCGATAGGGGATACGGACTGGAATGCCTTGGAAGGATTTATGTCAACGTTGCCTAACACGGATTGGTATCAGGATCTGATAAAGGCATCCTGTGAGGGTTCGCTTAACCCGGACGGGTGTTATGACTCGCTGGTTGATAATCCGTTTGTTATCGGCCCTGCAACTCAAACCGGCAAGTCGAGCAGCACAACCACGAATACGACGAACCCAGACGGCACCACCAGCACGACCACCACGACCTCTACGCCGTCCTATAGCTACACCTATGGCGACACCTATTACGACTACGACACCACGGTCACCACGACCACGAATAACAACGGCCAGGTGACTACAACGGTTCAAACCGACACCCAGGAAGGCGAGCCAGAGGAAGACCCGACCGAGGATCAAGAGGACGATCTTGCGCCGCCTGACCTCAACGACCCCTATCAGCCGGTGGTTACTAAATACAACTCGATTGCCGGTGACGTTACGGCATCGGCCCCTGTTGACGCCTCGGTTAATTACTCGCCCTGGTATTCCTTCGGCGGCTCATGCACTGAAATACAGGCCGAGCTTCCTATCTATGGCAACTGGTCAACCAACTATTGTCCGCTTGTTAATGATTGGGTCCGACCGATCCTTTCTTTCTTATTGATCCTTTTCACTTGGCACACCTGTTACGACATGTGGCGGGAAGCGCTGCGCATTGGGAGGCCTATCTAATGGGATTTGCTAATTTGCTGCAGTTCGCATTAAACATCTTTGTGTATTTCGCTAACTTCGCCATCGCGAAGTTAGGCGCGCGTTATGGTATTCGGCTTGCCTTGGTTGCGTTCTGGATTGCCGCTGTTGCAACTTTGACCGGAACAATCAACGGCATCCTTTCTGGTCTGGTGGCGGAACTTCATCCGGTCATATCAACAGCGCTGGGTATCCTCCCGGCGTCCACCGGGGCGTGCATCGCAGCTATTGCCGCGTGCCGCGCTGCGTGCTGGCTCTATGTTTCCGGCGTATATGTCGCCTCGGCAAAAGCCCGCATCTGAAAAGACCCGGCGCGGGCCCATTTATGGGTCCGGGTCGGGTCTTCTTTTTTATCAGGAGTGTTTCCATGTCCGTCTATTTCATTACTGGCAAGTTGGGCTCCGGCAAATCACTCGCCGCAGTCGACAAAATCCGCGAGCGCCTCTCCGATGGTCGGCGGGTGGCGACCAACTTGGATCTGCACTTGGATGGCATGTTTTCGCTGTGCCAGTCGCCAGCGATTCGTCTGCCAGATAAGCCGCGCCCTGAGGACATGATCGCGCTAGGGCAGGGGTACGAATCGGATGATCCTCGCGACTACGATGAAAGCAAATTTGGTTTGATCGTGCTGGATGAGTGCGGCACATGGTTAAACACGCGCGAGTGGAATGACAAGGAACGTCGCCGGCTGATTGACTGGTTTCTGCATGCTCGGAAACATCGTTGGGACGTTATGTTTTTGATCCAGGATATCGAGAGTTGTGACGCTCAGATCGTGCGTTCGCTGTGTGAGCATCTGGTTATCTGCCGTCGCCTGGATCGCTTCAAGATCATGGGATTGAAGCTGCCACGGATGCACATCGCCAATGTCTACTATGGCCGGACCGCAGAGCTTCGGGTTGAACGCTGGAATTATCGTGGCACGGATCTTTTCGATGCCTACGACACGCGCCAGGTGTTCAAGGATGACGTGCTGTTTACCGACTCCGGCCCGGTCGATATGCGTGCGCCGCACACCATGCTTAGCGCCTGGCACCTCAAGGGCCGCTATCTGCCGCCTGAGCCTGAACACGTGCCGTTCAGGCATCGACTGGCCAAGGGATTGCTAGGACTCGTATTCATGCCCGTATTGATCGTCTGGGGCTTGGTGGACGCTGATAGCCTGCAACGGATCGCGTTCCGCAGGGCATACCTCGAACGGCAAGCGGCGGTGGTTCGCGAGCGCATGCAGCACCGTGCCAAGCTGCTGTCGATTGCGCTAGACCCGGCGCGTTATCCAGCGCTTGAGCATGCCGCGAAAGTTTCGTGAGATACCTAGTCGTTTGGTAGGCTCTAGCTTTCTGCTCGAGTGCACCGCATGGGTATCTACGATAGGGATTGGTATCGCGAGGAACGTCGCCAGGCACGACGGGCAGCACAGCAACAGCCGGCGACTGATCGCCGGCCGGCAAGGTCTCCAGCAGGCCCGCCAAGCCTGACCAGCGGCAAAAGCATCTTGATCATCCTGGCGGTGTTCGCCGTCGCGCTAATCGCCTATGGCTTCGCATAATG